CTCATTCTTGTCGTAGACACCAACCGCCTTACACGCATCGGTCAACAGCGCGATACGCATCTGGAGGTTGTCGATGTCTTCGTACAGCGACTTCGCGAGCATGTAATCCGCGCGAGGGATGTACTTGCTCGTCGTCACATTCGCCATCATCGGCGGCGGGTCGGGCCAGAAGCCGTCGAGCTCCAGCGGCGGAGGTCCACACTCCAGCGTCTCCTCCATACCCTCGACGAAGTAGCAGACCTGCTTGTTCTCCTTGTCCCAGATCTCCCAGACCTCGGCCTGCATCCAAGGAGTATCACCAACCTGCTTGCTCTTGTCGTCGTCCAGAGGCCCCTTAGACTTCATAGGGACCTTCTTCGCTGCGTCCTCGCCAAAGCGCTCGATGAGCTTCTTCTTGTTCATGAAGGCCCGGAATGCCTTCCAGCGAAGCTCACTGTAGGTGCGCGCGGGCGACCACAGCTGATCCTTCCAGTGCGTGTAGATCGTCTCCGTCCAGGCGTCCGCGACAATCTCGCGCTCGACCGCAGGCGCGAGCTCCTTGCCCGTAATGGGATCAGTGATCGCGGGCTTGGTGGTCTTCTGGATGTCTGCCTGATAGCGTAGACGGCAAGAGCCCATGCCCGGGAGCAGACGGTCTTCGAGACACGAACGCATGACCGTCGCGTAATCTTCACCCTCCTCCTGAATGTCCTGGTTCAGGATGCGGGTAAGCATCAGCGATGCCACGCGAGCCACATCATCATCCGGATCAGCGCTCGTACGGGAAACCTCCACCTTGGGGAGTTTCCCGTAAAGCATCGATTTCAGCGTGACGATGTTGGAGAAAAAGAGGTTGAGGCGAACATCCGGGTTCTCCGGGCTGACTCCCTCCTCGCAGTCCAGAAAGCGGTTGACGATCTTGTCACCATCTTTGTGGAAATTTTCTACGAATTTGCGGGCGGCAGAGAACTCAGCCGTCCACCGGCGAGCTTGCCCCGCCGGATCGTTCGTGAATTCAGTGGGCTTGTCCATTTAGACTCCGAGTCGGTAAGCCGCCGTCGCACGCCAGAGGACGCCCGTAGTCGCCGGGCAGACCACCGTCGTATTTGTACCCGCCGCAGAAGAACGGACCGGGGCACCGAACTGGATCACCTTTTCGGTGAGCGTGCCCTGCGCCGCCGCGTCCGCGCGGAAGTTGTAGGACGGCGTACCCGGCAGGTTCGTGGTCGTGACGATCACCGGAGCCGCAGCGGCCGTCAGCAGCGCGGTCGCGAAGTGCTCGATGCGGATGTGGTCGATGTAGTGGAAGAGACCGGTGGCCGACGGGATCGTCAGCGTGACAGCTGCACCCGCCGCGCCGGTCGCCGTGATACCGAGCGTCATCGGTAGGCGCTCGACCTGGATGATCGCGTCGGAGGTCGTGGCGCGCATCGCAACAACCGCACTGCCCGACGTGTACGCGGAGACGCGAGCACGGACGCGGCGGAAGCCCGCGACGTTCAGGAGTAGCTGCGCGACCGCCGTGATACTCGCCACATACGCCTGCGTAGAGAAGTTCAGCGTCGGGATGGCGAAGTAGTCTGTGCCGTTGACCGTACCCTCAAATACGAGGGTAGCGGAGAAGGTGCCGCGAACATCCACGAAGACGGTCGCATGGCCGTTCAGGTCCATGACGACTTCGGCGTTCAGTGCCGAGAGGTTCTGTGAGGGCGCGCGAGGGTCGGTAACCGTTCCGCCGCCGATTTGGTCTAGCTGACCCGAGTATTCGTTACCCCGTGCATCGGTCAATACAGCCATTTAGCCCACCTGATAGTTGATTTTGTAAGTTCCGCCGATGATGTCCCGCGCGCAGTACACCACGACGTCGAACTGCCCCGTGCCCGGAATCGCGAAGAAACTGGCATCGCAAAATTCCGGATCATTTTCGTCAGTGTTCTGAATGGCGCCCCACCCGACCATGATCTGGCTGGAAGGGGAGACCGCCGCATCTACCACCGTAGCGACCTGACGGCGGAAGCCGTTGTAGGGAACGGTGATGATTGCTTCCTTAATGTCAGCCGAGCCCCCACCCCCGGGAGGCGTCGCCCAGACGCCGTCAGCGCGGAGGAAGCTGGTAGAACCACCCCCAGAGGCCGGAACCACACCCGCCTGAGCTGCGCCGAACGCCAGCACGCTCAGCGTGCGATTCGCGCTCAGATCCCCACCGCCCTGAAGCGGCGAAGTCGTGTTGATCTGGATGCTGGCGTTCGCCTTCGCGTTCAGTGCGCTCTGGAGGTCCGTCTGGGCCGACAGGGTGCCCGTGATGCTGCCCCACGCTGCCGCTCCTCCGCCCGGAGGCGGCGACCAATTGCCATCAGCCCGGAGAAAATTCGTCGTCCCGCCGCCGGAGGCGGGGACCGTGCCGCGAGTTGACGACGTGAAGTCGCTGACGGACAGAGTCCGATCCGCGGTCAGGTCCCCGCCCCCGGAGAGTGGGGCGTTGGTGTTGATTTGACGGCTCGTCGGAACGCCGCCGCCTCCACCGCCGCCCGTAATGCTCGTGTACGTCAGCGGAGACAGCGACGTACACTGGAAGAGATTCGGGTAAGCCGCATTATCGTCAACCCACAGCCGTCCGAGTGCGCCCGGAGGAGGCTCCGGCGACAGGGTGACCAGCAGGTTGTCGATACTACGGAGTGCCACTCTTCCTCAGCTCCACGCGCGGGAACATGAAGCTCCCAGCGCGCTTAGTCACGTAGAAAGTCGTCTTGCAGACCGAGCACACCATCACGAGCTGATCCCCGCCGCGCGTTTCTGGCTTGATGGGATAGCTAGTCTTGCAGGTGGGACACTCAGCTCGGTACATCACATGCCCGCGCCGCGCTGGAACGTGATGCTACCCGCACCGACCGGGAGGATAGCAGCAACTTCGGTCACGTTGCCCGGAATGGAGAAGACCTCAGTCGCGCCGGGGGCCACGAACGTGTCGGTGGCGACGGCAGTCTGTGCGCCGTCGCCCCACCGGACGAAGGCGACGCCGTTTGCGCCGTTGTAGACGCGAATCGTCTGCGCCGCGCCCTGAGCGCCCGGGAGCGCCGCACCCACGGAAGCTACGCCACCGACGACGGAGACGTTATTCCCGAGGGGAGAGAAAGCCATACCCTGCATTACCATCTCCTACGTCGCGAAAGCGACAAAGTGCGATCCCGTTCCTTCCAAAGATCGTCGAGACGGACTTGAGGAGTGCTCGGCAGGACGATCTTTGGCTTCTCTTCTGGGGCGGGGAGCTTAACAGGATTTGCCATGAGGGACAAGTACCTAAAAGCGTCAGAGCCGTGGCTCGCCCAATCGTGTACGGGCGAGTCGATGAAGACCTTTGCCGCCTCGTCCCACTCGCGCCGGTACGCGCGGAGGCATTCGACTCCCTTTTCCGTGCGCGGGTGGAAGTAGCAGCTCGGGAGGGTCTTGCGGACCGCCTGAATGCCGTCGTGCAGGTCCAATTTCGGGACGATTTGTACGACCCGGCCCGCCTCTGGATGGACCGCCCGCTTGAGCTTCGTCTTGAACGCCTCGTCGAACTGCTCGATAGCGGACTTTTTCGTCGCCAGCGTCTTCGCCCGAGCGTCGTGCGGGACGTAGAAATGAGAATACAGGTACGGCTTCGTCGCCAGGAGGTCGACGTAGTGATCGATGTCCTGGCCGTGCGACTCCTCGTAGTCGATCAGCGCGATGCCGTCCGGCCGGGGCTGATAAAACCACAGCGCCGTCGAGTCTGAGCGTCCAAGGTCGCTCGCCACCCGGATGCCCGAGTCCTCCGAGTACTCCGCGTCCGCGGTGTAGATCTGCCCGCGCTTCTCAAGCGTGTTGATCAGCTGAGCGTAGTAGGTGCCGGGGACCGCCGCGTTGAAGTCACACTCGTACTCACGCGCGTACTCGTCCTCCGCCATCTCGCCCCGGGCGATCTCAAGGTCCACGGAGGAGAGAATGCCCGACTCCGACGCACGGAGGATGAACCTCCACCAGTTCTGCTTCGTCTTGGCGTCGTCCCAGATCTTGAAAAAGTGATTCTTGCCCTTGGGCGTGCCGATGAAGACCGCCCATCCCTGCCGGTCGGACAGCGCGGGGACGAGAATGGAGCCCCAGACGCCGGGGTGCATGTCCGCGTACTCGTCGAGCACCACACCGTCGAAGTATTGCCCGCGGAAGGAGTCGGGGTTGTCAGCACCGCAGATGGTGATGACTGCCCCGTTATGCTTGAGCCGGACGTACAGCTCCGACTCTGAGACCTTGTCGACGAGACCCTTGGTGTACTCCTTGAGGTACTCCCAGGCGACCTTCTTCGCCTGCTTCAGGATCGGGCCGATGTACGCGTAGTTAGGTCTCTTCTTCGTCGAATACGTCGCCCGCGCGATCAACTCGTTCACGCACGCGACTGTCTTTCCCGCCCGTCGATGGGCCACCATCACCGCAAATCGTGTCGTCCGAGAGTGGAATGGCCGGAAGTGCGGCCTCATCTCGTACGGGATTACAATCTGTGACATCGGTGTATTCACCGTCCAGGGGTGAGCGGGGGATGGCTTGCACGATCTCTACCTTGCCGGTGTGCTCGTGCTCATTCTTCTTCGGCTCGAGCGCAGCCAAAAGTTTGAGGTAGGGGAGAGGATCCTCGTCCATCTCCACCGCGATACGGGGGGTACCGCCGATCAGCTGGAAGGCGTCGAGGAGGGCCTGCCGGAGCTGCTCTTTCGTACCCTCTTTGGGGAGGCGGTTGAGCTTCTTCGCCCACTCCGCTCGCTCCGAGAGGATAATGGGGTACCGCTCGTAGACGGAGAGGGTCTTCTCCTCCGGCGGCTCGCGCGTGGATTCAGGTAGGAAGTCCATGGCGAGTCAGCCTACACGCGCGCAGGCGTGAAAAGCAAGTGGTGCAGCACTCGAAAACTATACAGGTGGGCGCCGAATGTATAGCAACTGAGGATCCGAAACTGGAGATCGAAGATTCTGTGAGGGAAGAAACTGGGGTATTAGAGGATTCAGAGTGGGAATCTCGAAGATTCTGTGAGGGGGTGGGGTGAGTGTTTTTGTTTTGTCAAAGTGAATCACCCCCGGGGGGTCATCGTCGGTCGTCGTCGCCCGCGTCGTCGTTTTGTGGCGTCTTCGCAACAAAGTCGTCGTGCTGCAACGCAAAAGACCGCGCTGCCTTGCGGCAGCGCGGCCCGGTGCGCTAGCGTGCTAGCGTGTTACACCTGCACCGGTAGCAGGTACTTGCGCCGCAGTGCGTAAGCGGCAAAGCCCGGGTCCCCGTTTGCCTTGCACGCGGCCTGTGCCTGCGCGTAGGTAAGCGTGCCACCGTTGGCCTGCGCCACGGCAGCCAGCGCCGCAAACGTGCTATGCGTACCGTTGCTGCCGTACTTGGTACCCTGCCTGCCGGTATACTTGCCGTTAAGCGTGTACAGCGTAGCCGGTGCCGCTACCGGCGCGCCGCCGGTGTTGGCCTTGCTTGCCTTGCCCATGGTGCGTTGCCCTTGTGTTGTGCTACCCCGTTGGCAGCGTGGCTAATGTAGCGCAGCATGCTACCCGGTGCATTGTGGCATATACGTATTTACACGCCACGTGCTTTGGTGTATACGCGCGTGCGCCGCGCGTCGCGCATAAAGTGCTTGCGCGACGCGCGGGTTTGTGCTAGGCCACCTACGTAGTTCAATACTGGTATTCTTTTGCGTATGGCGACTGCCGCCGTTGCGCGACGACATTCGTCATACGTGATGACGATGAATCGACGATTTTCGTCGGGGAGGAAAATCATCGTCTTTGACGACATGATACTGACGAATCGATGACGATGATTTTCCTCCCTGACGAGGCCCAAGTCGTCGTCGACGACGGTGTGATAGTCGGAAATCGATGAAATCTGGCTCGTCGGGACGAGAGACGGAGGTCATGCGGAAGCGAGTCGTCGTGCCAAACCCCATCATTTTACGACCAAAACCGCCGCTTTAACTGATGCTAACCGACTTAACCCATGTTTTAGCACCCTACCAAAAGAGTAATTTCAAAATACGCGTATGTATACACATTATGGGTTAATGGGTTAAGACGGCGTAAGCCCTTGTTTTTAAAGGGCGGACGCCTTTAACCAAAAACCACCGTCCGGCAAACATGGGTTAAGTCTTCACCCGCACGACTTCATACAGTTTTCGTGGGTTCATGTCCGGGTCTCGTCCTGCTTTGTCTAATGCTTGATGTCGTGCTTGCGCTACGCTGTCAGCGACGACAGCGTAGGTTTTAGTTCGTACCACCCTTTTGACAGTCACTGTGTACACTTTCATTTCTGAACTTCCCCCTGCGCGACCATGTCCTCCCAAATGGCCCCCTGCGCGATGATGGCCGCGTAGCACGGTCCTGCACCGACCTCCGTCCATTCCTCGTCCCGGTCTTCCCGCAGCAGCCGCGCCAGGACCGTCAGGTCCTGGGCGACTGCCACCAGTGTGTCGGCGAACCGCAGCTTTTCTTCCTTGGTCATGATTCAGCCCTCGTCGCTGAAGAGGATAGCCATCGCGGACTGCCCGCTGGACCCCACGCCGTACACGAACCACCCCGCGCGCAAGCCGTAGACGCCCGTGACGTAGTAGCCCGGCCCCGATTCGTGGTATTTCACCCCGTGACGGATGAGCGTGTACAGCGTGTCCATAAACGGCTTGTCGTTGCACCGCGAGTCATCATCGCCGATTAGCCGGAACTTCTTGCCCAAGTAGGCTGACTTGATGAAGGGCAACGCCAGCGCCAGTTCTTCAAGGCTTTCAGACACCAGCAGCGCCGTGTCCGCATCGGTCATGTCAAAGTATTCCTGGATTTCCATTTTAGCGCCTTTTGACGTAGCGCCCCGTGCGCTACTGTTACTAGTGTACCGCCCCGCACAAGAATAGCAAGCTATTCCAGCGCCGCCAGCTTCAGCTTCAGGTCATCTAGCGTCGTGCCGCCTTCCTCCGGTCGCATCCACACCCGACGCCTCTTCCCGTCGATCACCCGGGTCTTAGTGACGTATCCCTTCGCCCGCAGGTGGTCGGCGAGGAGTCGTGCAGCCTGAGGATTCAGGTGAGAGACTCCCAGTTCGTGCATCTTAATGTACTCTTCTAGCGTGAACATCAGTAATCCTCCCGTGAGTTGTAGATGAGATTGGCTTCAGCGGCGAACTCCAGGAACGCGTCGCTGTTCCCGGTGATGTGCCGAACGGGATCCCCATTACTGAGAAATCCCCCGGCGACGAACAGTGCCCATCGACGATTCCCGAGGTCCTCCAGCACCAGCCGGACCTCTCCCCCGGGCGTCGGGATGATGGATGTGATCTTATCGTTCATGTGATCTCCTTGATGCGGATCTTCGGGCAATTGCCCATCCAGTCGGTGCTGGACTGAGCCTCCTCTATTGCCAGACGCTCTGCCTCGTCACTGTTACGAGCTTCAACGATCACCACTAACCAGCAGCGACTGGATGGGTGGATATCTATTTCCAAAACGACGGTGTACTTTTTCACGGTTCCTCCATTAAACGTTCTGCTGCCAGCCCACCGCGAACAGCCATTCGCGCCGCTTCGTACGGCGAACTAGCCGTGCGTCCGAGCAATACCAGTTTCCGCAGCAATCGTGGGCATGTCGGCACCGCTCCGACGGGTAAACCTCACGTGCGTGGGCAATCGCAGCCACCACGTTCTTCGCGGCTACCGTGATGTAGCGCGTGCACGAATCGCCGTAATCGTTGTAGGTCGGGGCAGTCTCGCGCAGCGTGCGGGCGGTACGCTTGAAGGCGTCCCATGCCTGCCCGTCGGAGTGGTCAGTCCACGAATGGTAGCGAAAATACGGGCGCAGGTCGTTGCGCTCGATCTTGTCTACCAGCTTCCAGAACTTTCGCCCGTTCATAGCTAGTGCTCCTAGTGCGCGCCGCCCGTTGCAGCACACTAGTTATACTAGCAGCACTAGCTATGTCAGCAAGCCCGATTAAGGCTTCAGCTTGTAATACTTCTGGACGCCCTTCGGTCCACTTTCAGCCTTCGTGGGAGGAGTCAGCTCGGGGAGCGATCTCAGGACTCCTCCGATCTCGCGGGAGATGGTCGCATTGGCCGACCGGATCTCGATCCCCAGATGCTGACAGATTGCCCCCATCGTGAACCAGATCTCCCCGTTTTTCATCATTCCTTCGGGTCGCTGGTTCTTCCACATATCCAGGACTTCACGAACCTTCTCTTCGAGAGGATTCGCAATCGCGTATTTTTCAGCGTTCACCGAGGCGTTTGTGATTTCCCAAAATCGATCGCGACCATCAAGATATCGCGCCCACGCTTCGGCCCACAGTTGATCCCTTTCAGCTTCCAGCCCCGCGAAATCAAGGAGGCGATTAACTTCGATGATTGCATATCGGCGGTAGCCCGATGGGTCGTGTTGAAGGAACTCGTAACGATTACCGCAACCGTACAAGGTGAATCGGCGTGGATATACTTCGACAGAAGAACCATACGGCGGGCGGAAGGCATCTTCGTTCCTCGTGATCATCGCCTTGAGATTCGAGCTCTCTCGCTTGCCGAAGGAGTCGAGCTCGTCGAAGCCGACGCACAAACCGGAGTGCATCAGCATGTGTAGATCCTTGTCATTCTGCTCCCCGTACAGCGTCAGCGCATTGCCGCGGAACAGAATGTTGGGCATAGAAGTCTTGCCCGTGCCCTGCGGCCCCACGACGATGAGCATCCAGTCGATCTTGGTGCCGGGCTTATCCATCCGCGCGCAGGCTCCGATCAGCCACTTCGCGGACACTTCCTTCAGGAACTCACTATCTGGGACGCCCCATGTGCGTGATAGCCAAGAATCGAGCCTCTTGACCCCGTCCCAGGTGATCCCCCGGATGTGATCGAGGAAAGGACTCCGCGCGTTGCGCCGACTCAGGGCGTCGATACACGTCATCACCAGTCGAGAGTTGACCTTATCAAACCCGAGGTTGTGCTGGAAGTAGTTGGCGATGTCCATCTCGGTGAGTCCAGGCTCGGCCTGCTTATCACCGATCATCACACGCGCAGTGTCAAGGTTGCGCCAGAGCTTCGGGAAGGCAGGATGCTCCTCCAGCAGGCGCATGATGTTGCTGCTGTGCTGGTGAACACGGATCTCACCCTGCTTCCCTTCCTGGAAGGCTAGCCCGTACTTCGTGACGAGGCTCTTGGGTGACTGAACTAACTCATCGACAGCAACTTCCTTAAGTCCTCCAAAGCGCTCTTGAGCGTCACTTCCCCATTCAACAAGGAGGTCATCAATCTTGCCGTCTGGTTGAACAATTCGTACCGTAAATCCTTCATTCTGTAGAGCTCGCGCATAGGTGCCGTAAGCTCGACAGATGTCGTATCGAAACACGTCCCCGTCCGGAACAATACAGATCTTAGATTTCCCTGCACGACGGAGAAAGTCAAGGATCCATGGGTGGACACCACCCGAACCGTCCGGGTTGCGCCAGAGTTGACATCCCCCAATACCGAAAGCAGGCAGCCGAAGGTTCCTGACGATCGAGGCAGCCTTCTTCTCTCCCTCGGCACAGATCACCTCATCGGATTCAGGTAGTTCGAAAACTCCCGGCGGGAAGTAGGGGAGATAGGCGGGAAGCCCCTCCCGCATCAGCGACTCCCCGTCAGGCTGGCTGTACCGCTGACCCTTGTAGAACTGAGGGAGCCGGAAACGAGTCCGGTACATCAACGGATGACCCTTCTCGTTCGTGAGCGGACTCCCGTCGGGGCGGAAGTACGGAATCACGTACCCGGCGGAGGCATCCTTCGGAATCTTGATGCCTGCCCACGCCTTCGCCTGCATATCTTCAGGCTCGAGACCGCTCTTGGCGAGGTCTTCGAGCGCCCACTTTCCGTTGACTTCCGCAGCGGCTTTGGTAAAATCATTATCCGGTATAGGAGAGACGATCCTATACTTTGGCAATTTCGCCACTTGCATTGACGCCCTCGCGATGCTAAGATGTGCCCGTTGATGCCCCAATCTTAGCCCTCGCCGAGTTCCGAGCTCGCGAGGGCTTTTTCATTAAGGCGGCTTAACAGTATGCGCCCGCCCATGGGGGTCGGCAATATCGGCCTTGCGGAGACCGGTGACAAAGCGCACCTTACTATTGCGCGCAACGGGCGCGTATGCGGAGCAAGACGATGGCTGTGAATCTGGATATTGAAGCGACCAAGTGCGTGAACGACTTCAACACCAAGGCGCTTGATACTGCTCACAGGATGCTGAGCGTCTTCCCTGAGCAGAGCATGGAGGATATCGAGATCCTCGCTGGCTGCACGGTCATCATGACTGAGACTCTGCGGATGTACCCGCCTAAGGATCGCGCGCAGCTGATCATGCCGCTGATCGTCACCCTTACCCGTATCATGTAGGAGCCGTGATGAAAGGATACATCAAGGAGATCCTGATCTGCCCCGAATGCGGGGGCGAGTCCACCTGGAATTTCGACATGGCTAAGGTCATGGAGGATTACCCGCAGCCGTACAAAACCATCATAACCTGCCACGATGGATGTGAAGCAGATTTCGCGGTGTACCTCCACATGAACTCGGCGATCACCTACTACAAGCTCTCCGACGGAGTGACCTACAAATGAAAGTCACTGACACCGTGACCTGCCCCGAGTGCGGCTGGTCGGGCGAGATGGAGGATTGCGAGGTCACGAACGTGATCCCGTACATGGTCAACATGAAATGCCCGAAGTGCGAGTCACTGAAGGTAGAGTTCATCGACCGCCCCGAGGAGTTTGCGGAATAGAAATCAGGCAAGTCCGGTGCCGACAACGACACCGTATGGTCAGCTCCTGCCCCAGAGGGAGTTTGCCGAATAGTCTGGGGGCTTGCAAGTCTTGCCAATCGTGGCACACTACATGGGCGCGCACCGTGCGCGCGAGGAGTAAAGTATGGGCATCAGACGTAAGGTTAGTCAGACCTACGTGACCGATCGTGGCATCGAGATGGAGGTCGGGAACATGACCCCGAGCCATCTCATCAACGCGATCGCTCACCACACCAAGCAGATCGAGACGCTGCGGAAGGCGTGCGAAGGGAAGCCCATCGGCTTCGACGCGGGCTTCTTGGGGAAACGCATCAGCGCGCTGGTTGACACGGTGGATATCCTCACCGCCGAGCTCGCCAAGCGCGACCCGGACTTCGACCACTGGCAGGAGACCGAGGGCTCCCTGCGCAACTACTCCAGCCGCGATCGGCACGACCACAACTGGCGGGAGGACGAGTGATGGCTGGCACACTCGTCATCATTCAGCCCGACGGCACCAAGACCGAGCAGCGGTGGGAGAAATCCGGACCCCCCAATTGGGAGACCCTCAGCGCCGCAGTCGGTGGCTACATCGAACGCATTCGGGTGAAGTACAACGGCAGAGCTCGCGACTGCTACGTGAACGAGGAAGGCATCCTCAAGCGCCTCCCCGCCAACTCGGAGATTCGCCAGCTCGCCGCTGACTACTACGCTCAGGGCAGCACCTACTCGATCCAGCAGTTCCACGGTCCCGGTGCAATCTGGGTTCCCGACCCCATCGTATTGACACGCTAACCGTCCGCAAAGTCTTGCTTGCGGAGGTTGCGGACAACGGGCATACTGCCAAGCCCGCCTAGGAGTAGGCTATGGATCTCAAAGATATCGCAGTCCTCACGGACGCATTCGGCCAGAAGCGCGCTGAGCGACTCGAGGCTGACAAGAAAGCGAACGCCCTGAAGGAAGAGGAGAACATGCTGAAGGAGCGCATCATCAGTGCGCTGCTGGAAGCAGGCTCCGCCACTGTCGCCGGATCCAAGTTCGGCGTCAATCTGCAGACCAAGAAGAAGCCTGTCGCACAGGACTGGGAGCTGATTCACAAGTACATCCTCGAGAACGAAGCTCTGGATCTCCTGCACCGTCGACTGACGGAGGAGGCGGTCAAGGTTCGTTGGGAGGATGGCTTGCAGATCCCCGGTGTAAGCTCTTACACCGTGTACGATCTCACCGTGTCAAAGAGGTAAGTCTATCATGTCCACCGATATTGTCAATTGGGAAAAGCAGATGGAGGATATGGCGAAGGCGCAGTCCGCGCTGGAGCGTCCTCAGGTCTCCACCATCTCGCTGAAGAGTGGCTTCATGTCCTACATGGACGTTCCCCTGCCCGGGAACAAGCTGCTCGCCGTGATCGTCGCCAGCGCGTTCGAGAACAAGTTCTACTCTGGTCCGTACGACCCCACCAAGATCGCCATCCCCGAGTGCTTCGCGCTCTCGGAGACCGGCATCGACATGGTGCCGCACGATATGTCGGCGCAGAAGCAGCACGACCAGTGCTTCGGCTGTCCGCAGGCCGAGTGGGGCTCGGCTGGCAACGGCCGTCGCGGCAAGGCGTGCAAGGAAGTCCGCCGTCTCGCCATGATCCCGGGAGATGACCTCAAGGATGGGGCGATCATGAAGGCGCCGCTGGCCTTGATGAGCATCCCGGTCACCAGCGTCGCGAACTGGAAGAAGTACATCCAGACGCTGGCTGCCGAGTACAGCCGCCCGAGCTTCGGTGTGCTGACCGAGATCAAGGTCGTGCCGCACGCCACGAAGCAGTTCGAGGTCCAGTTCCAGACGAAGGCAGTGGTCAACGAGCAGTTCCTCGCGGACCTGTTTGCCCGCCACAAGTCGGCTCTCGAGATCCTGCTGAAGCCGTACGAGCCGATCGAGGAAGAGCCCGAGGCTCCCGCCCCCGAGTCCGGCAAGAAGCGTAAGTTCTAAGTCGGCTCCCTCCGCCATAAGGGACTCCACCCCGCGCCCGGCCGGGGTAGCCGCAAAGCCGGGCACTAATCTTGCCCCTACGACGCATTACCAGCCCCGTGGACGTGCCAATTGCACCGGGGGTAGGGTAAGGTAGGGGTGCCAGCTTGGCCGTTTGTGCGCTGGGAGGGGTATGGTCAATCCAATAACAGTAGATTTTGAAACGGAGGCCATTGAAGGCAATCCGCTGATCAATCCACCTAGGCCGGTCGGAGTGGCCGTCTGGGTGCCTGGACAAGAGCCCACCTACCTCGCGTGGGGTCACAGCGACGAGAATAACTGTACGTGGGCTGAGGCTCACGAGTATCTCGCCAAGCTCGCTCAGTCTAAACGACCGCTGCTTTTCCACAACGCCCCGTTCGACCTCAGCGTGTGGAATCACTATTTCTGCAACGCCCAGATCAATCTCTATCAGAATTGGCAGAGGATTCATGACACCCTCTATCTCCTCTTTCTATCTGATCCTTATGCCAGCACTTTCAGTCTTAAGCCTAGTGCTGATCGTTATCTCGGAATGCAGGCAGACGAACAGTCTGAACTGTATGCGTGGATTGTACGGAACGTACCGGGAGCAACGCTTAAGAACGCGGGCGCGTACATTTCGAAAGCTCCGGCAGATTTGGTCGGTCGTTACGCTGTCGGTGACGTTGTACGTACACGGCATCTATTTGATCAGCGCCTAGCAGATATACAAGAGAAGGGGATGGAGGCTGCGTACGACCGCGAGCGCCGCCTGATGCCGACCCTCGTGTACGGGACTCAGCGGGGCATCCGCCTCGACACCCACACGCTGGAGCATCACGAGACCGTCTACACCCGTGCGCTGGAGATCGCCAAGGGCCGCATCGAGAAGCTGATCGGCGTACACCCCGATTCGTCCAACGAGGTACTCGCCGATGCACTGGAAGCCTCGGGCAGCGTCACTGAGTGGGTGATGACAGGCACGGGTAAGCGGAGCTTCGCCAAGGGCAACATCCACATCGTCCGCCCGGACGTTAAGGTACTCTATGAGTATACTGGCGCGCTTGAAACGTGCCTTTCCACGTTCATACGGCCATGGTTGGATTTCTCCCAGCGGGACGGGCGGCTGCATCCAAACTGGAATCAGGTTCGGCAGGCACGTACAGATCGAGACAGTAAGGGAACACGCACCGGGCGGCTATCGTCGGACCAGCCGAACTTTCAGAATGTTCCGAATGAGTTTCGAGATCGGTTGGGTAAGGCACTCACGATTCCCGACGGACTCCCGCCCCTCCCGGTGATGCGTCGGTACTGCCTGCCTGACGAGGGGCATGTCTGGCTTAAGCGGGACTTCTCCTCCCAGGAGATCCGTATCCTCGCACATTTTGAGGAGGGTGCGCTCGGCGAAGCGTATCGTGCCAACCCTGACCTCGACCCCCACACGATGGCTCAGGAGCTGATCACACAACTGATCGGGATCACCTATGCGCGCAAAGACGTCAAGATTACGGGCTTCAGCATCATCTACGGCACAGGCGCGAACGGCCTCTCCGTCCAGCTCGATCGCCCGTACAACGAAGCCTTCGCCATCAAAGAAGCTTATCTTACCGCCATGCCGGGGATACGAGCTCTCATGGATGACGTTCAGCGGCGAGGCCGCGGCAATCAGCCTATCCGAACGTGGGGAGGACGCCTGTATTACAGTGAGCCGCCCAAGGTCATCGACGGTAGGATGCGAGATTTCCACTACAAGCTCCTCAATTACCTTATTCAAGGCTCGGCAGCCGACCAGACCAAGCAAGCGATCTGCGACTGGGAGTCTGCCCGTCGGTGGGATCATACCTTCGTCGCCACAGTACACGACGAAATCAATATTAGCGCGCCGGAGGAAGAAGCCGCCCGCGCGATGACTACTCTCCGGGAGGCTATGAACGCCGACCGTTTCGACGTGCCCTTCAAGAGTGAGGGCTTCAAAGGCGCCAATTGGGCCGACATTGAGGAGTATGAGCCGTGAGCCTCCCGTGGTCTCTGTCTAAGCTCGGCACATTCGAGAAGTGTCGCGCTCGCTACAAGTATCGCTACATTGACGGTCTGAAGGAGCCGAAAGGTGCCGCCGCATCCCGAGGTATCGATAAACACAAGATCGTCGAAGATTTTGTCGCAGGAATTACGGAGGCTTTGCCAGCGGACCTCTCGTACTACCACGGCTTCCTCTCCAACGTTCGTCAATCGGGCGGTAAAGCCGAACTCCAGCTCGCCCTCCGAGCGGATTGGACTCCCTGTGCGTTTGGAGACTCGGACGCGTGGTGGCGCGGAGTACTGGACGCACTGGTAGTGCTGGAATCCAAGGCTCATGTCTTCGATTGGAAGACGGGTAAGATCTACGATGATCATGATGACCAGAAGGACCTCTACGCCGCGGCCGTCTTCTCCACCTACTCCGAGGTCGAGGAGATCGTAGCTACGCACGTCTACCTGGATCTGGGGCAGAATCGTGAAAAGCGGTATACTCGTGCCGATCTTCCCGCGATCCGCGCACGCTGGGAAGGGAGAGTCAATAGCCTCCTCAGTGCTGAGGCTTTCTTCCCAAATCCGCAGTACTCCTGCCGCTGGTGCGGATTCGCTAAGGCTAACGGAGGCCCCTGCCGCTTCGGAGGCTGATCATGGCAAAGAAGCTGAAAGAGGAGATACAAACCTTCACCCCCGAGCGTCCTGACCGGTCCAACGACCGGGAGGCGACGATCGAGGGGCGGATTGTATCTTGGGCTAGGCGACGTGGGTGGATAACTGCTAAACTACGCTTTATTGAGGCAGGATGGCCCGACCGGCTGTTCGTCAATAAGTACGGCTATCACATCTACATGGAGACGAAAGTTCCCGGCAAGGAACCGAGGGAGCTCCAGTACCAAAGAATAAATGAGCTCCGTGAGAGAGGCGTCAACGCAACCTGGACGGATGACTCGGATGACGGAATCTACTATCTTCGACAGCACGAAAACCACCGCCCAATTCACTCCACACCCCTACCAAGTCAAAGCGATCAAAACCCTGATCAGTCAGGGGGCAGCGGGGCTGTTCCTCGACCCGGGGTTGGGGAAGACAGTTAGCGTTCTCTCGGCGTTTATGGTCCTTCACAAGAAGGGCTTCGCCAAGAAGATGCTGATCGTGGCCCCGCTCCGGGTCGCGCTGAAAACGTGGCCTGACGAGATCAAGAAGTGGGCGCACACGGAGCATTTGACGTACACCGTCCTGCACGGGCCGGATAAAGCCGACCGGCTAGATGGTGATTACGATATCTACATTATCAACTACGAGGGCCTCCAGTGGCTCTTCGACCCACTCACGATACGTCCGAAGTTCGACGTACTGTGCTGTGACGAGAGCTCCAAGCTGAAGGACTCCAGCACCAAGCGATTCAAGATTCTCAAGAACCTACTGCCTACGTTCAAATACCGTTGGATCCTCACCGGCACTCCAGTCCCCAACGGGCTGATGGATTTGTTCGGACAGATCTACATCCTAGATCAGGGCGCAGCCCTTGGGCGATACGTCACCCACTTCAGGCAGCGGTTCTTCACGCAGCCTAACCCGATGAATCCCTACGTCTGGGTGCCACGAGATACGGCATTCAACGAGGTAGTGCAGAAGGTGAAGCCCTTCGTCCTCCAGCTGTCTGCGGAGGACTACTTGCTGATGCCAGACTTGATCTACAAGGATGTGTTCGTAGATCTGCCGGAATCCGCTCGGCGAGTTTACGATAAGGTAGAGGAAGAGTTCGTAGCTCTCATGGATGACTCAGCCATTGTGGCTGCGAATGCTGCGGTCGCGGGCGGCAAGTGTCGCCAAATTGCAAACGGAGCCGTATATGTGGACCTCAACCGCAATTGGAAGAAAATTCACGATGAGAAGCTGGATGCCTTGGAGGATCTCCTCGAAGAGTTGGGTGGAGCACCAACCCTCATTCTCTATGAGTTCCAACACGATCTGGAACGACTGCTCGCCCGATTGGGTAAGGTTCCGGTCTTGGGCGGTGGTATCTCGGAAAGCAAACTCTCCCGGCTTATCGATGACTTTAATGCGGGTAGAATCCCCGTACTATTTGGTCATCCCGCATCAATGGGTCATGGCCTCAATCTACAAGGCTCATGCGCTCACGTCATTTGGTTCGGGATTACCTGGAATCTTGAGTACTACGATCAGGCTATTGCGCGGATCTATCGACAAGGGCAGAAGGCGCGCTCTGTATTTGTGTATCACATCGTGGCGCGAGACACCATCGACGAGCGCGTAGTCAAGGTTCTGAACGCCAAGGATAAGACTCAGCAATCTCTGCTTGCAGCTCTGGCAGATAAGGCGCAGGCTTAACCGTATGGCACCCCAAGACATTTTGCTGTGGGAAGAGCAGACAGGCGTATGGGCGATCGGCGTGTCTCCGAGTGGAAGGCACTTCCTCCAAGGCGACTCGCCGACCCCCGTATCCGACCTGACGCAATTCCTGGATACGGTCCCCGAGAGTCTGATCGTGGCACTGGTGAGTGACACCCTTGCCACAATCAGTACACCGGGGGAGTTGCATTAGCTGTTGACATAGGCTAATATACGCTCACTGAGTGGGTAGCTCAGTGCAAAACAACCCCAAGGAGTACGAAGATGACCGACGAGACGCTGGATCTGACCCCGCCCGCCAAGGCGCCGAAGGCTCCCAAGGCGCCGAAGGCCGAGAAGGCCCCCAAGGAGCCGAAGGCCCCCAAGGAGCCGAAGGCCCCGCGCGTGAGCCGCTTCGCCACGCTGTACCCGAACGACGCCAAGGTCACGGTGCTCGTCGAGGGCAACCCGAAGCGCGGCAAGAGCCGCGAGCGGTTCGAGGGTTACTTCGGCTCCGCGACCGTGGGTGAGGCGCTCGCGAAGGGCGTCACCTACGCGGACCTCGCCTGGGACGTGGGCCACGGCCTGATCAAGATCGGCGAGTAAAAGTAGCCCCACCCGGGAGGCTTGTTTCCCGGTAGCGGTGGTCCCGATGCTCCATTCGGGACTCCCCCTCCACCTGGAGAAACACAGTGCATATCTTCATCCCTACCCTCAATCGGGTAGAGCAGCTCACCTACAGGCATCTTCCGCCTAAGCTGCGTCAGCAAGTCATCTTTATATCCCCAGAGCGCATGGGGATCCCCGACGGGGCAGCGTGGATTCCGCAGCCCTCCCACGTCAAGGGCATCGGCCCGACCCGCCAGTACATCCTCGACTACTCGCTAGATTGCCTAGAGGATCCGGCGGTAGTCATGTTGGATGACGATCTGCGCTTCGCCACCCGCCGGGAAGACGACCCCTCCAAGTTCCGCGACTCGACCCCTGAGGAGGTTGAAGATCTGTTTGTACAGATCGAGAGGCTACTGGATAAGGGTTACGCTCACGTGGGGGTCAGTACGCGGGAGGGCGGCAATCGGGAGATTGCCCGGATGCTCTACAACACCCGCCTCCTGCGAGTTCTCTGCTATCGCTCAGATATCCTCAAACAAGAGGGTGTCCGCTTCGACCGCATTCACCTGATGGAAGACTTCGATGTGACCCTTCAGCTTCTGCGCAAGGGCTACACGAACGTCAAAATCAATTGGATTGTTCACGACCAAAAGGGTTCCAACGTGACGGGCGGGTGCTCCACCTACCGTACGATGGAGGAGCAGGCCCGCGCCGCTTACCGACTCAAAGAGCTACACCCCGAGTTCGTGGATGTAGTCACCAAGCAAACGAAGACCGCATGGGGCGGTCAGGAGCGCACCGATGTCCGTATCCAGTGGAAGCGAGCTTACAACGCAGGTTGATTTTGACTACCCCAAGCTCCTCACCTACTGGATCAAGGAGCGGTATCTCATCCATCTGCGGAAGCAAGACGGCAAGCCGAGGCCGTGGTCAGAAGACCCTATTTTCCAGAGTACGTACTTCTGCAACGTTCACCGAGAGAATGACAAAGTAACCAAGTACATTCGAAAGATGTACTCGGTCGCACACGCGCACCCGAACTTCGAATACAACATCATCTTCTCTCGGTTCATCAATTGGCCCGACACCTTGGGGAAAGTCGGATACATCTTCTACCACTCCCCCGATAACATCAAGGAAATTCTCTACGCCCTCGCTGAGCAGGGTAAGATCTGGGGTGGGGCGTACATCGTCAGCACCCACGGGCAGTCGATGAGTAAGATCGACTATCTTGTAGATCAGGTACTGGAGACCGTGAACGCCCGCAATCTTGGTTCGCAGGTGCGCGGAGCCGGTACGTTGGAGGCTGCCTACAAAATCCTCAAAACTGTGGATGGTATCGGCTCCTTCCTCGCAGCCCAAATCATAGCGGATCTCAAGAACACCAGCAACTATGAGCTCAACACCGCGCCAGACCGATATACCTTCGTTGCCCACGGGCCCGGCAGCCTCCGCGGAGCCTCGTGGTTCCACTACGGCAAGCCCGAAAATGTCACGCCGGGTACTTTCACTCGCCACTTCCAGACCATACGCGAGTACGTCGATCAGAACTGGCCTGTCGGAACTCCTATCATCTGCAACCAAGACCTCCAAAACTGCCTTTGCGAGTTTGACAAATACTGCCGAGTCCTTACCGGCACCGGACGGTCCAAGCGGGGCTATAATGGACGCTGATGATTATAGGTGGGCTGCCGATCAGCTCCTAGCCCGGGCTAATAAATTCCGCCGAAGTTGGCAAGATGCGTCAGCGAGGCGCAAACATCCGAATCTGGTTGCGACCATGAAGATTGCTGAGCGGCGAGCAACGCGCATCGCCAAAACGTTCCTTGACATAGCCGAGGAGATAGAGAAAGAATGAACGTAATTCTGGGCACCAATGTTCCTGAGGCTTACTGCGAAGCCTTCTGGAAGATGCGAGTATGGGCGATTGAAGAGCAGAGCCGGAACGGTCCGGTGATGTCTGCCGCCATGCCAGTCATGCTGGAAATCTTACACCCAATCGAGCGGGTATTGTTCGACCCCGTGCGGAACGCCAACCCGTTTTTCCATGTGATGGAGACGGTGTGGATGTTCGCGGGAAGCAACGACGTGCGTTTCCTAGAATTCTACAATGCACGATACCGCGAGTATGCTGATCCTGGGAGTGATACTGTTCATGGTGCTTACGGGTATCGCTGGCGCGATCATTTCGGTGTGGATCAGATCGAACGAGTCGTTGGCGTTTTGGAGCAAGATCCTGCTTCTCGTCGGGCTGTTATCTCTATGTGGGATCCAAGCTCTGACCTAGAGAAGCACGCCGACGTTCCGTGCAACACGTCGATCATGTTCCGAATCGTGGGCAAGAAGCTCCACATGACTGTGATCAACCGCTCGAACGATCTCGTGTGGGGCATGCTCGGCGCTAACGCCGTTCACATGACCTACCTCCACGAGCTCGTGGCGCTCGCGCTTGGGAAGGATGTGGGCATCTACCGGGTGTTCACGAACAACCTACACGTCTACAAGAACCTCGAGAACTTCAACGAAGTGTGGCAGACGGTCAGCGCCTACGATCCCTACCGGGCCGGGAAGGTCAAGCCCCTCCCCCTACTGGAGAAGGGAGAGAACTGGCGGGATCTGCTGGATGACTGCGAGCGGTTCGTGTATCTGAAGCAGCGCGGCAACTTCAAGACCGCGTGGATGATGAATGTAGTTCTGCCAATCCACTGCGCCTACGCGGACCGTAAGGAGCGGAAGGGAGATGGCATGAAGTTCGTAAACCTGATTGTGGCATCAGATTGGAGGATGGCATGCTCGGAATGGGTACAACGAAAGATACGGTCATCGTCGACCTCGACGGGACCCTCGCCTGCGACAAGCACCGGAACCACCTGATCTCCGGCCCGCCCGGAACAAGGAAGTGGGATGAGTACTTCAGCCTTTGTGGTGGCGATGCACCACGCCCGGCGATCATTCGCCTTGTTCGCTCACTGCATGACTCCTATTTCCGAATCGCTATCTTCACTGGACGGTGTGCCTCCACCGAATCCGTCACACGACGGTGGCTGGCAGAACACTCTGTCCCATACGACTTCTTGCGGATGCGAGACTTGCAAGACCGTACAGACGATCATATCCTCAAACCTTCGTGGGCTGACCACGTTGGAGGCAAAGACCGCATTCTACTGGTCCTCGAAGATCGCAAGAGGGTCGTTAGCGCGTGGCGAAACCTCGGATACGACTGCCTCCAAGTCAACGACGGAGATTTCTAGGGTGGACCACATCGGGCCGTACTTCCTTCCGGGCAAATCCGCTGTTGCTACTCCCCAAGACAAAGGGCACACTAACCACATGGCAGCAAACTCAAAACAAGTCGGCGGCGCGCACTACAAGGGCTCTGCGATTGAGCACTGGGACATTGTCGCGCAGCACAACCTTGACTACTTCCAAGGTCAGATCACGAAGTATGTGATGCGATGGAGAAAGAAAAATGGTATCCAAGATCTTGAGAAAGCTCAGCACTTCCTCGAGAAATACATCGAGCTTGCCAAGGCCGACAGTGCCGCCGAGCCAGACCGAAATTACGTTGATCAGGATAGAGGCGGCGCGCCGATCCCTTGGCCGACGGTGGATCGCTCACCCAGAGAGTGAGTTCCAGTACCGGCGCTAGATGCTAGCGGCAGTGATCAGCCGCACCCGTTCCCCGCGCCTGCCGGGGGTGATCACAGCAGGCACTACCTCAACTTGAGGGCATATGCGAAGAGTCAAACATACGACATACACCAATCAGGTGTATGTACATCTCATCAGCAGCGGCACCCTACTCACGACCTCCGAGATACGGTCGCAGCTACCTCACGCGAAAAACCAGATATCCGCTGCACTCTCGAATCTGCGGAAATGCAAAGCCGTAGATATCATTGAAGAAGACGGTATCCGCTACTGGTACGCGACTCCCGAAAACGACACTCGCAGCCGCGAGATCCTAGAGGTTGTCGAAGGCATCACCCGCAAGAGAAAACCCAAGCCATGCAAACCTTCCTCCCCTACCCCGACTTCGCCGAGTCCGCCCGCTGCCTCGATTATCGCCGCCTCGGCAAGCAGCGAGTCGAAGCCTACCAACTCCTTCAAGCTCTCTTTTACGGAGGCGGATGGGCGAATCACCCTGCGACTCGAATGTGGCGAGGACACGCCTTGGCGCTGGCAACCTACGGACTCGCCTGCTGTGACGAGTGGACGCGGCGGAACTATCGAGATCACATTGGGGTGAAGTTTCGCGAGTTCCTAGACGCCAATGCGCAACACCCGATACATCTTCCAGACTGGATTGGCAACGTCCGCTTCCATCGCAGCCACCAATCCAATCTGCTACGTAAGCACCCCGAACACTACGGAAAATTCGGCTGGGACGTCTCGCCCCATCTTCCGTATATCTGGCCCGTACCCGGGCAAACCCCGTAACCCGGGCCGCAAATGGCCTAGCTGGGACCGCCTACAAGCCCCGTGGAGCCGTCCTAACGGCTAGGGGTAGGGGTAGGGTAGGGGTAAAAATGGGCGGTTTATAGGGTTAGAAGCGGTAAGAGAGTAGCACGAAATCACGACCCAAATTAGGAGCGCGGGTTCCCGCGTTAGACCAATGACGAACCGTAATCTTGAAATCACCCAAGCGGTACGCGAGTTGCAGAGCGAAGTTGAGCGAGCTGCCATTGTAGCGATCCGTGTTCTGGAGGTACGCTACCCCGAGGCCGACGTCGAGTTTACCAATACCGTCTACAAGGAGACCCTGAAGCGCGAAATTGTTAGGCTGCTCAGCCTCTCCGTAGGTGCTGGACCCTACGAGAGTGAGCGACCCCTGCCAGTTGGCCTCAAGCCCATCGATGGGGCCGCTGAGGGTGAGATCCACGACGGCCGTCTGCCCCCGCACGAACGTCGACCCTGCCCCGAACTCGAGTTCGGCGGCACGACATTTCGTGGCAAGGGTGAGGAGAAATAGGGCCAGAAACGCCGTGATAACGTACACGACTTTCTTGGGGTTACGGAAGAGCATGGCTCACCTCAACTTCAGGGGATCTACCTGTTCGAACGGCTTGCGAGGGCCAGTCTTCTCAAAGCGGCGGACGTAGTTCGCCATGATGTCCGGCTGCTCAAGTCGATCAGTCCACTCGAAGGCTAGCTGGCTCGAAGTCACCGGACGCATAGGATCGTCGATGGCCTGCTGCCGGATGTAGTCCAACCGCCGCTGCTCAGCCGCCAAGTGATCGGGGAAGGCCACAGACTTACGCTCAGTCAGACTCCAATTGCGCCGCTGCTGCGTCACCCGGGCCTCGGTCTCGCCCAGATCCTTCATGTACTTGTAGAAAGATCCAGCCACGCCACTGTCCGTGCCGACGAATCCTCGGCCATAATTCTCGATATCCTGCACCCCGTGCTGAAGCTCGTGAAGGATAGTAGAGCGTACTTCATCGGGCGACATATTAGGGTTCAGGCGGATCAAATTCTCGGCAGGGCTGAATTTACCCCTTACATGGTCATCGAGGGTGCGATCAAAGTCGTACTGGATATCCCTGAGCTCGGGATAAGCCTTATAGAGTTTCGGATGATTGAGTAGATCACCCATCTTCCCGGCCTGTGTAGCCTCGTCACGTACATAGGAGTAGAGATCCGAGATCTCGCCCCTGAGGCGCTTGTCTCGCCCCTCCCAGAAATCGCCGATTATAGCCTTCGGGTTATTCATAATCCCACGCTCACCCACAACAATCTGCGAGCGAGTAGGGTCGAAAGACAGACTGCCCGAGTTGCGCTCTGCCACCCGAGCCGCGTCGATCTTATCTTGCAGATCGGTGATCTCACGGAAGAGCTCGCGCTGCCGCTGTGCGATCTCTACATTCTTGTCTGTGCCGCGAGTGGCTCGGCGCTGCGCGAACAGGTTGTCGAACTCTTTCTGGAGCTTGTCTCGGCGGCGAATGAGAAACTCGCTCTCCCTCGTGACGTTGCGAATTTTCTCAGCGATCTTGGTGCCGAGCTTGCCGAACGGCAGCATCGAAGCCGCAGCCATCCCCTTCTCCAAACCACTGGCCTCGGGGTCACGGAGGGAAGCCGCCGTCTGCGCCGCCCCGTAGACCTGCCCCACACCAGGAACGAAGCCCAGAGCGAGGTCAGTCTTGGGGTTGTCCTGCGCGAACCTACGGAGTCTCTGAGCGACTGCTAGGCTGAGATCTTCCATTTAACGCGGCCTCGCGGCAAATACGATACTGATTCGCGACCTCTACCAGCTTGCGAACCGTGGCGCCGAAACTAGGGTCCAGTTGCTCTGTCAGTTCGGGGCAACTCACCACCACCAGCCGATCCGGGCCTTCCGGTGAGGGCTTCGTTAATGAGTTGCATCCCGTCAGGAGTGTTGACGCAATCACGATAGACAGGCTTCTCGATGGTCTCACGTTCCACCCTCTGCGTGATCGTCTTATTGACAACCTGCATCTTACTCACGACGTCAGCAACCTGCGAAAGAGCCTCTTCTCTAGACGCTTTCGCAGCGAGTTGCCGAGCTTGTTCGATAGACACACCATCGCTGCGGCCGTACACGTATCCGGTGACCCCTGCGATTGCGATACCGACTGCCGCCGCAGCGATGATGTGGGGAATCATCTCACTTCTTCCGCTTGCACTTCTTAGCCATTACTCTACCCTTATATTGGAGGGCGCTGCCAGAGGCGCAACGACCGATTTACAGACCGCAGGCGAGGGTTCCCCCACCTGCCCCGACGGCGTCACGTGATAAGCCACGTAGCACCGAGTTCCGAAACCTGGAGCGGGACGGGTGAAAGTGACTTCCGTGCCGGGGAAGTTGACTTCCGCTTGCCCACCATTGAAAGGACCGTTGATCGACGTACCCCACTGCACGACCGTCTTCGCGATGCCGCCCGCAGGAACGGCTGAGCCGTCCGTCAACTGCGTAGCGTTCACCCACGAAACTCGATCGACGATGGGGTTGGCCGAAACGACGCCAAGACCCACGGCCGCTAGGAGTCCGAGGAAAAAAGTGGTGAAACGCACCCACTGACGACGAAGCCAGTTCATGCGGCCCTCTTGAACGCCGCCATCAGGTCGCGGCGGATGCGGGTGAATACGACCAACACGCCGAAAACAAGGGCGACTTTGGCCTTGTGCTCGGCTGGGACGTACTGGAGGATGGCACCACTGTGAAGTTCGACAACCCCTACGACTATCGCGACGTACCCGACCCAGACAGTCCAATACTTATGAATCTGTTTCAGTAGCTCCATACGTTAGGCCTCGGGTGTAGAGGAGGGAAAAGATCGTCTAGATGGATAAATCGGACGGCACCTTTCTGGTGTACTCCGATTCCCGTGAATCCATGCTTCGCAGCTAGGGCGACTACACGATACGCCTGCGGACCCCGAACCGCAATATCCACAGCACGTCCAGTCGTGTGAGGTCCATCTGGTCCCGTCGTACTGACGCGCATATTGTGCTCAGGGCAGCGATAGGCGGAGGTGAGCCGTAGTGGAAATCCACACTCTTCCCTAAGCGCATCGAGCTTATCTACGAAGCTGTCCTCCATTTTATTTTCCCCGCAATGCTTGCAGGAAAATTCATGATGTTTAAAATGCTTCCAACTCATAAAAAACTCCCTCCCCCGGAGAGGAGGGAGAAGCTCCGCCCCAAGGAAATCATTTTTCGCCACCCATGCGCATGAGGATCTGGCTGAGCGTTCCCTGCACAGTCTGGAAATTGGCCTGCGACTCCCTCCGGTTCTCTCTGATCATCTCCTTTACTTCAGCGAGGTCAGCGAGGTCAGCCTTGGTCTTTTGCTCTTCCTCTAGGCGATCCATGCGACGAACCAGACTCGCGTACAGCACGGTCAGTACTCCTACGAGAAGGGTCGCCAGACCCTTCACGAGATCGAACAGGGTTATCGTCGCATGGCTCATGCTCATGATTAGCTAGCGTCCTCGTCGGCAAGTCGCTGAAGATCCAGTTTCAGTTGATCCTCACGCGCGACGAGCTGACTCCAGACCTCCCGCATGATCGGCTCCGCCTGCTTGAAGGGAAGCTGACCGATGAGATCTAGAATCACCCCGACCGTCTGGGGCTGGAGGACGAGCTGAACAGGGCCATTGAGAGTCAAGGGGCGATCGTACATTGTCATTCTCCTTTGAAGGTTATCTATCAATTACAGGTACTTAGTCTTGGAACACGGGGATCCAGCCGCGCACGCCGTCGCCGCGAGCTCTACCAACCACACGAGTGCGTGAACGACGAAGATTGCGCGCATGTTAGTTACCGAAGACAGGCACCCAGCCCGTGACGCCGCCACCCGTGGACACTCTCAGCCACGCGATGACGCCCGCGTTGGCACCTGGCTTGTTCGCGCTGAGAGTCGGCGTAGAAGCGCCAGTCGTGTGCAGGTTCGACGCCCAGCGGAAGGCGAACGAGTTCGCCGCGTTGCCGTCCATCTGAATGCAAGCATCGGTCGCGGCGGCGCTTCCGCCGAGGACCGCGATGCCGCCGAGATTGCTGCCCGTGAAGTTCGCGGCTAACGCGCCCGTGCCGGCCGTGACGTTCAGGGCGAGCGCGGCGTTGTTGCCGGTAACGCTCATCGCGACGCCACTGGTCGGGGCGTTGATCGCGACAGCGCCGGTTCCCGCTGCGGCACTCAGCGCGGTCTGCTGCGCGCCCGCCGCCGTCGTGTACGTCAGCGCGACGCCGCCGTTGTTGTACCCGCGGGGTCCGACGCGCAGGACGTTTCCCGGACCGCCTGTGTAATAAAGATCTCCGAAGCCACCAACAACAGCATCGTAGAATAGCGTGCCGTTGGTTCCCTGCAGAGCCGCAGCGACGCCGCCGCCACCGTTCACGGTGAGCGCTGTACCGCTCGCGGGCGTGTTGATCGTGATCGCACGGCTCGAATTGATAGACAGCACGACGGCTGCCACTCCGTCGTTTCGCGCCAGTTCAAAAACACCGCCCGCGTCGACCGTTCGTAGCTCGTAGTTGAAATTCGTCGACGCCAGCCTCAG